TCACTCCTTATCGTCGTCGTCACTGGAATCAGCTGGAGTGAACAAATCACCGTGGCGGTCGGCCAAATCACTGCGGCGCATGGCTTTAATTATGCGGTAGATGTGCTGTTCGGAGACGTCGAATTTCCGGGCCAAATCCTTCTGGTTGTGGCCGGTGAATTCGGAATAAATCAGGCGATCGCGCTTGGACAGAAGAATAAATTTACCCTTGGGGAAGTAGATCAATTGGCCACCCCAGTAAGCGGCCATTTCGATGGCGATTTCGTCGCCGATCTGGCGAGCGCCGACTTCTGGAACGTGTTGGCCGACCAGGTGGGTGGCGATGCGCTCGGCCAGATCGGAGAGCAGTTCGGTACCGGGTTTAGGCGCGTCCATTTTTGCTCTCCAGATCATCCAGATATTCCCAGGCCCACCATTGGGCATCGAAGGTGTCGGGGTTGCGGGTTGGGGCTGCGGCCGTCAGCAGGCCGCGCAGGGTGTTACGTGGATCGACCAGGCCGGCTTGCTGCAAACGAGATAGGCGGAACTGTTACCTGCACCACTGCCACGGGTGGAAGTGGCAATAATTCCTATGGCATCAACATGACAGGCGGAACTGTTACCTGCACCACTGCCACGGGTGGAATCAACGCCACCGCCTATGGCATCAACATAACAGGCGGCACGGCCAACGTTACCACTGCCACGGGTGGAATCAACGCCACCGCCTATGGCCTCTCCGTCAACAGTGCGGCGGCCATCGCCAACGTCACCACCGCAACGGGCGAGGGTTCGGCACCCGGGCTCTATGTCAATGCCGGTACCTGCAATCTCTATGAGGCGCTGGGCAACGGCTACGGGCCGGGTGGCAGCGGCGGCAACATCGCCTCGGCGGCCTGCTCCAGCACCGGACGCCTGGGCGTGAGAAAGATCACTTTCGGCCCGCTCGGGCAGTGTCCCATTTCCGGCAACGCCCGCCTCGTTCCAGACGCGGCCATCCCCACGCCGTTCTTCATCCCATTGGACGCCGACTATCCCGCCGCCGGCAGCGGCACCAATCCCGCGTTCACCACCGCCACCACGCTCGCGCAGCAGGTGGCGGCCACAGTGGGCGAGATACTGAGGACCCAACCATGATCCAGCTCTGGAGCACCCTGTTCACGGGCCAAACCCACGCGCACATCCAAGCCGCCGACGAGGTACTGCTCGATACCCAGCCCGGCACAGTCGCCACGTTGAAACTGGATGGTGTGCTACGTGTGCGCGAGGGCTACACGCTGATGGGTGTGGCTGTTTCGGGGGATGGTGTACTACGCCCTGAACTTGAGTCGGTAGCGGAATCCAATGCGATTTCCGCGCGCCAAATCCGCCTCGCGCTCAACCAGACTGGTCTGCGCGATGCGGTCGAAGCGGCTGTTGCTGCCGGCGACCGTGACCTGAGTGACTGGTGGGAGTACAGCACCGAGGTGCATCGAGATAATCCAATGGTGGAGGGCATGATCCAGGCGTTAGGCATCCCGGCTGAGCAAGCGGATGCGCTGTGGGCGCTAGGTAAGGGGCTGTAAGTGTCGTTTGGCACGGCAGCGCTGGGCACGCTTCCGCTAGGGACGGAACTGGCCGTCGCCGGTGGCGGTGCGGCGGCACTGGAAGGCGCGTCCGCCGCCCAGTCCACCGCCACGGGCGCGCTGACCACGCAAATCCCCATCGCGGGCGCGGCCGCTGTCGTCGCCACCGCGGCCGGCGCGCTCTCCACCGCTATCAGCCTCGCCGGCCAGTCCGCCAGCGTCAGCCTGGCGGAAGGTGTGCTGACTACCACGATCACGCTGACCGGCGCGGCACTGGCGCAGGCCGCGGCGGAGGGCAGCCTCACCATCCAGATCAGTCTGTCCGGCGCAGCCATCGCGCAGGCCTTGGCCGCGGCAGACCTGACGGCGGAGCCCGCCGGCCTGAGCGGCGCGGCCAGTGTTCAGGCCAGCGCCACCGGCGTGCTGCTGACGCAGATACCACTCGCCGGCGCGGCTACGGCGTACAGCACGGCAACGGGCGGATTGACCACGATCATTCCGCTGTCCGGCGCGGCGGCATCTGTTTCCAGCGCCACCGGCGACCTGACGGTCGAGGCCACTTTTTCCGGCGCGGCGCTGGCGGCGGCGCTGGCGGCCGGCAGCCTCACCACCGTGATCCGCCTCGATGCGCAGGCGCTGGCGGCGGCGGCGGCGAGCGGGGTGTTGTCGAGCACGCCATCCGCGTCTGCGGTAGTCCATGCAATACGGGCCGATGCTCGCACCTGGCGTGTCACCTCGCGCAGCCAAAGCTGGATCGTGCGCGCGAAGGCGCGCAACTGGAGGGTCGCCGCATGAAGAGCTTCCCGACAAAAGATCCCGTCGAGGTCGTAATCCTCGCCTTCGACTTCGCCGCCGAGCTGGGGGCGGAATCCATCAACGGCGCGCCCGTGGTGTCCGTGTCCACATACAGCGGCACGGATGTCGATCCGGCGGCGGTGCTCTATGGTTCACCGGCCATCGTCGGCCAGTCTGTCACTCAGACCGTGCGCGCCGGCCTGGACGGTGTGGTCTACAAGCTGAGGGCGCGCATCGATACCAGCGGAGGTCGTACCCTGGTGCTGCCTGGTCTGCTGCCGGTGGTGACGCAATGATACTGGCCACCAACTTACCGGTGCGCACCCAGTAACGCACGCTGTAACGCCCGCTAATATCCGGCCAGCGCAGCGCCCCCGATCATGGGGGCGTAGTCACTTGTGCGCGTCCCATGCCCCTCGAAACCATCCGTGCCGCCATCGTCGCTAAGCTCAAAACTATTCCTGGTATCAGGCCGGTGCACAGCTATGAGCGGTTTGCGCAGGGCGCAAAAGAGTTTCGCGAGCTGTACGCCGACGGCAACCGCATCCTGGGGTGGCATGTGCGGCGTGTGGCGTCGCGCGAGATTTACGTGGGCATTGATGATGGCCTGCTCCAGACCGATCACGAGTGGATCATCCGCGGGTTCCACGGCCTCGACGATGCCGCTGCCAGCGAGATCACTTTCGACGCGCTGATCGAGTTGATCCGGTACGCGTTCCGCGCCGACGACGACCTTGGCGGCGTGGTGCATACCTGTTCCACCGACGAGGCAGCCGGCATCCAGGTCCTGGATTCCGGCCCCGTGATGTTCGCCGGCGTGCTCTGCCACGCCACCACCCTGACGCTCGTAACACGGGCAATTTCGTAACCGCCAACAGGAGCCCAACCATGGCCAAAACCCTTTCCACCGGCACCATCTTCGCTATCGCCTCCGCCTACGGCGCGGCGCAGGCATTTTCCAGCATCACCAACGTCGCCGAGGCGGTGGCGAGTTTCACCGCCAACCCTTCGTTGGCCGCCGGCGACATCATCGAGGTGACCTCCGGCTGGGGCCGCCTCAATGGCCGCATCGTGCGCGTCAAGGCCGTCTCCGGCGCCGGCCCCTATCTGGTGACCTTCGAGGCCATCGACACCACTAGTACCGCCAAATATCCGTCCGGCTCCGGCGCCGGTAGCGTGCGCAAGATCACCACCTGGACCAACCTGTCGCAGGTCAAGGACGTGTCCGTCTCCGGCGGCGACGTCAACTATGCCGACGTGACCGACATCGAGGACGTCGTGGAGAAAAAAATCCCCACCACGCGCGGCGCGGTCTCGCTCAGCCTGACCGTCTACGACGATCCGACTCTGGCCTGGTATGCGGTGGTGCAAGCTGCCAGTGATGCGATCACCCCGGTAGCCATGCGGCAGAGTTTTGCCAACGGCAGCCTAACGTTGGCCAATACCTACTGGAACGTCCAGCAGACCCCCAACGTGGCAAAAAACGAGGCATTGACCGCGAAGATCGACTGCGGCTACTACGCCGTACCGACTCGCTACGCGTCGTAACCGGCGGATAACGCCTGCGGCTCATCCGCCCTACACCCGATCCGGCGTAGGGCGGATTACCGAAGGGTAGAGGCTCCATCAGAGTGTTAGCACCTTTATCTATATCCACTTCGCGAGGATTCCATGTTTTCAATCGCCCAAAAAGACCACTTTACTTACCCCGTCAAAGTCGAGATCGTCGCCGATGGCGGCAAGCGCCATAGCTACGGTTTCGACGCCACTTTTCGCCGCCTCAGCCGCGAGGAATTCCTGACTGTTACTAAGCGCGCGCAGGCCGCCGAGCTGGACGACGCCGAGTTGATCCGCGACGTGCTGCTGGGCTGGAAGGGCATCGAGGATGAGAAGGGCGAGCCGCTGCCGTACAGCGAAGAAGCGCGCGAGGCGTTGCTCGATGTGTGGCCGGTGCTCCCCGCCCTGGTCAACGCCTTTATCGAGGCACACAGCCCGACGGGCCGCACAAAAAACTAGCCGCCGCCGCCCGCCGCTGGGCCGAGGGCGGGGGCGGCGAGGATGCCGAGTCCCTGGCCGCGCTCGGCATCGACCCGGACGACCTGGCCGACGAAGAGGAGGTGGAGATATGGCCGGAATGCGTAGACACCCTGGATTTGTTCTTGTCGCTCGCCACCCAGTGGGTGGTGGACGGCATGAGCGGCGCGGTGCGCGGCCTGAGCTACCCGGCGATTGCGGTGGCGCTGGAGATGCGCGGCGTAAAACGCAAGGATCGGCCAGCGATGTTTGACGCGATCCGGGGCATGGAACGGGCGGCGCTGGAAGTGTTCAGCGCGCGGAAGGAGGGGTGATCTTGCGCCATTCACCCCAAGCGCCGGCCGCCAGGGCGAGCGCCACGAAGGCGATTCCCCAGCCGCCGAGGATGGACGCGAAGAACAGCAGAGCGACTAACAGGGCGATGGTATAGGCGATGAACGTCAACATGGATGCACTCTAGCATGAGCACTCAGGCAATGCAGTTGCAGATACGTATCGCCGCCGACGCCAAGCAGGCCGTATCCGCCCTGGGCGAGGTTTCCGGTACGCTCGGCCAGGTCGCGGATAGTTCGCACAAAACCGAGCAGGCCGTTTCCCGCCTGAAAGACAAGTTCGCCCAGATGGGCCATATCGCCATCGCGGCGGCGGTCGGGGGCGGAAGTATCGCCGGGGTGACGCGGCTGGCCGACGAATGGAACGTGGTGGCCGGCAAGATGCGCCTGGCCGGCGCGGCCCTGGGCAATTTCGGCGCGACGCAAAGCGCGGTTTTCGAGATGGCGCAGCGTGCTGGAGCGCGTATGGCCGATCTGGGCGAGGTCTATGTCAGCATCGCCAGAGGAGCCAACGACTTTGGCCTGTCGCAGCAGCGCGTGCTTGGCATCACCGGCAACCTGGCCGATGCGATGAAGATCATGGGCGGCGCCACCGCCAGCACTTCGGCGGCGATGCGGCAGTTTAGCCAGTCCGTCGCCTCCGGAGAACTGCGCGGTGATGAGCTGCGCTCGGTTATGGAACAGTTCCCCGCCCTGTCCAACGCTATCGCGCAGGGCATGGGCCGCACGGTTGGCGAACTGAGAAAGCTGGCCGAAGAGGGTAAGCTTTCCATCGGCGAGGTTTTAGCCGCGATTGAAAAGATGGGTCCGGCGTTGGCGCGCCAGGCCGAGCAGATGCCGCTCACCTTCAGCGCTGGCATGACCAAGCTGGAGAACGCGGCCGGGAAGGCGGTTGCCGCGCTGGACAAGGCGGCTCAGGGTTCCGTCCTATTCAATTCGGCGATGGACGGGCTGGCCAAGAACATGGACAGCCTGATTAATGTCGCATTCGTCGGCTTCGCCGGCGGCATTGCGCGCCTGGTGGTCGGTCTCGGCCAGGGCGTGGGTGCAATGATCGCCAAGGGGAAAGCAGCACACACTCTAGCGGCATCCAATCTAGCGGCGGCGCAATCTGAACATACCCTGGCCATAGCCGCCCAGCGGGCGGCGGCGGTCGAGGCCGCTGCTGCCGTGGCGAGCGCCAAGGCCGCGGCCACTCGCGCCGCCGCCCTGCTGGCCGAGGCCAATGCGCAGCGCGCGGCGGCGGCGGAGCTGGTGATCTACGGCCAGACGCGCGCAGCCCTGGAGCGGCAGTACGCCAGCGCCAGCGCCGCGCATGTCGCCGCCGTCAATGCCCAGGCCGCCGCCCAAAGCCGTGCCAGCGTGGCCAGTTCCGCCGCCGCGGCGCAGGTGGCATCGGCCGGCGCCAGCCTGGCCGCCGCCGCCAGTTCAGCGAGCCTGTTCTCACGGGCAATCGGATTACTAGGTGGGCCTTTGGGTGCGACGATAACCGTCCTGGGCGCCGGCATGGCCGCATGGATCGCCTGGGGCGATGCCGCCAAGAGCGCGGCCATGCAGGCTGTAGAAGGCTCGCGCAAGGTGCGCGAGGAGACGGTGGCCACGACCAAGGAACTGGCGAAGCAGGGCATCGCCCAGATCGAGATTCAGAACAAGCTGCTGGAAAGCCAACTGAATCGCGCCAAGGAAGTGGCGTCCTCTCCGGCCCGTAAATATATGCCTTTCGCCAGCCTGGTCGATATTGACCGGCTGCGCGCCATGGAAGGCGAGCTCGCGCGCAACAAGGCCAGAGTCACCGAACTCACCACCGCTCTGGATGATATGAGCACGGGCGCTTCCTCTGCGTTCCGCAAATATGTCGAGGATGCAGATCGTATGTCGGTCGCACAGAAACGGCTGAAAGACCTCGCCACGGCGCAGCGCGAATATAACCAGGTGCTGGCCGACTTGAAGTTCCGTTTCGGCGAAAGCAGCGCCGAATATGCGAAATATGCCGCCCAGGCGAACGCCGCCCATGCCACAGAAAAGCGCGCCATCGAGACGAAGTACAAGAACAAGGAGGGCAGCGACGCGCTGGGCAAATCCCTGCAAACCCTCACACAGCGTGCCCGCGAATACCTGGCCGAACTGAGCAAGGAAGCCGACCTCGGCCGCCAGATGGCCCAGGGCGAAAAGCTCGCCGCCGATCTCCGCGAAGCCGCAGCGAGCAAGACCGCGAAGCTCACCCAGGCGGAACGCGAGAACATGAACGCGCTGGCGGCACAGCTCGACCAGCGCGAGGAACTCAACCGCGCCATGAAGCGCGACGCCGCCTTGCAGGACGCGATCGCCGAGCAGGCCATCGCCGCCATCGAACGCGAAAACGCCGCTATTTACGCCCGCTCGGAAGCCATCACGAAATGGGAAGCCGAGCAGACCCAGGCCGCACAGACCGCCGCGCGCGCCATGGAAGCCGATAACCAGTCACTGGCCGAGCACGTCGCCGAGATCGGCCTAACCGAGACGGCGCTGCTAGCCCTGCGCCAGGCGCGCCTGGACGACGCCATCGCCACCCTGGAACTGCGCTATGCGCAGACCGACCTGACCGACAGCAACTTGGCCTATCTGGATGCCCTTCTCGCCCAGATCGACGCGCTCAAAGAGAAGAAAGGCCTGCTCGCCGCGGGCGCCGGCAAACAGGCGGCCGGCGAGGAACTCCGCGCCCAAAGCGACCTATGGAAAGACATCGAGCGCACCGCGCACGACACCTTCGTCAGCATCTTCGAGAGCGGCAAAAACGCGTTCACCCGCCTACGCGATACCCTCAAGAACACCCTCTACGACTTCCTCTATCAGATGACCCTCAAGAAGTGGGTCATCGGCATCGCCGCCAGCATCAGCCCGGCGGCCGCCACCCAGGCGTTCGGATCGCAGGCAGTCGGCGGCGCTGCCAGTGGCATCTCCAGCGCTGCCAGTGGCATCTCCAGCGCCTCCAACCTGCTGAGCGCCGGAAACTTCCTCGGCTCCGCCATCGGCGGCGCCTTCGTCGACACCATCGGTATCGGCGTGGCCAATATCGCCACCTCCGTGTTCGGGGCAAGTGCCGGCGTCGCCACCGGTCTGGGCGCCTTCGCCGCCACCGCCCTCCCGGTCATCGGCGCCATCGTCGCCATCGCGAGCTTGTTAAAAAAGAAGGGCAATACGTGGAGCGGGCTGGAAGCGACGCCCAGTGCGGACATGACCGGCCGGATGCAGGCCTCCGGCAACACCATCGCCACAGCCTCATCCGGCCTGGTGCTGGGCGAGACCTACAAGCGGGCCGATGCGCCCAAGGAGCTGTGGGCCGCGCTGACCCAAATCGATAGCACCTTGTATGGCCTGACCCAGGCCAACATGGCCGGCCAGTTGACCGGCTACTACGGCTACAGTGAAAATGCGGGCGGCTACCATGCCGCCGGCCGCACGATGGCCGACATGGACGCCGTGGTGGCCCAATTCACCAAGGATTGGCTGAGCGCGGCCGACACCGTGTCGGCCACGACCAAGACGCTGCTGGCCAGTCTGTCCGGCAGTGCGGAACAGGTGCTCAAGGATTCCGTCAGCATCCTCACCTACAACCCCAACATGTTCGATCCGCAGGACGCGGTGGGCCAGTTCGAGGCGGCCCTGGCGCAGTTGCAAGCCGCCTTCGACGCCGCCCGCGCCGAGGCCGTGCGCCTCGGCCTGGACGTGGAAGCGTTGAGCGCCAGCTTTCAGCGCGGCGCGGCCAATATCCGCGCGGATTTCAATGGCCTGATCGGCCAGGCCATCCTCGCCATTACCGACCCGACCGCCGCCGCCTTCGCCGCCCTGGACACCGAGTTCGCCAGCGTGCGGCGCGAGGCCTCCGCCGTGGGCGCGGACCTGGTGGCGGTGGAGCAACTCTATGGCCTCAAGCGCGCGCAGATCGCGGATGCCGCCGCCCAGTCCGCCATCCAGGCGGCTCAGCAGGCTGCCGATGAGCAGATCAGGATCGCCCAGCAGATCGCCTCCGAGCGCTACGGCCTGGAAACGCAGCTCCTGCAAGCCCGTGGCAATACCGTCGAACTGCGCGCCCGCGAGCTGGCTGGCCTGGACGAGTCAAACCGGGCGCTGCAAGCGCAAATCTGGTCGCTGGGCGACCAGGCCGCCGCCGCGCAACTGGCGGCCGATGCCGCACAGCAGCTCGCCGACCAGATGGCCGCCATCGCCTCCGAGCGCTACGGCCTGGAAACGCAACTGCTCCAGGCCCAGGGCAACACGGCCGAGCTACGCGCCCGTGAGCTGGTCGCGCTCGATGAGTCTAACCGCGCGCTGCAAGCGCAGATTTGGGCGGGTCAGGACAAGACCGCGGCTGATCAACTCGCCCAGCAAGCCGCAGACGAGGCAGCCCGCGCCGCCCAGCAAGCCGCCGAGGAGCAGGCGAGGGCCGCGGAACAGTTGCGCTCAGCCTGGAAGAGCCTCACCGACACCCTGATGGATGAAGTGCGCCGCATTCGCGGCCTGCTCGGCGGCGGCGAAACCGGCAAGTCCCTCGCCGCGCTGCAAGCCGATTTCGCCGTCAAGATCGCCCAGGCCCGCGCCGGCGACCAGGACGCCGCCCAGTCTCTGCCGCAGCTCTCCCAGGCCATGCTGGCCCTGGCCGCCAACCTGGCCGTCTCCAGCGTGGACCTCAAGCGCATCCAGGCCAGAACCGCCGCCAGCCTGGAGCAGACCATCGCCAGCATCGCCGGCCGCTACGGCATCGAGGTGCCCGCCTTCGCCGCCGGTGGCCTGCATGAGGGCGGCGTGCGCCTGGTCGGCGAAAACGGCCCCGAACTGGAGGTCACCGGCCCCGCCCGCTATCTCTCCGCCAACCAGACGCGCGGCCTGATGAGCGGCGGCCCCGGCCTGCTCGACGAGGTGCGCGCCCTGCGCGCGGAGGTCGCCGCCCTGCGCACTGAGAACTCCGCCGAAAACCGCGCCATCGCCAGCGCCTCGGCCAAGGCCGCGCGCCTGATCGAGCGCGTCATGCCAGACGGCGACGCCATGGCCGTGAGGATTGCAGCATGATGCGCATGTTGCGGCCGATCACGGTCAACGACGCCAACCTGGTCAGTTCCACCGCGCCGGAGACCGACTATGCGGCCTGGAGCGGCGCCACCACCTATGCCGCCGGCGATCGCCGCATCCTGGCCAGCACGCACCGCATCTATGAGAGCGCGCAGGCCGGCAACCTCAACCACAATCCCGCCACGGACGACGGTACCTGGTGGCTCGACATCGGCCCAACCAACCGCTGGGCCATGTTCGACGCCGCCGTCGGCACCCTGACCGGGCTGGCTTCGCCGCTCACCGTCGTGCTTGACCCCGGCCTCATCGACGGCCTCGCCCTGCTCGACATCACCGGCAACCAGGTGGACGTGGCCATGACTGTCGGCGCGGAAACCGTTTATGCGCGGACCGTGGACATCGCCGACGCCACCGAGCTGGTGGACTGGTGGATGTACTTCTTCGCCGAGATCGATCCGCAGACCCGCGTCATCCTCGATGATCTGCCCAGCTACGCCGATGGCCGCCTGACAGTATCGATCACATCATCCACCACCGTCGCCTGCGGCACCTTCGCCGCCGGCCGCCTGGTGGAGGTCGGCACGGTGCGCCCCGGCGCCAAGATCGGCATCATCGACTACTCGCGCAAGGAAACCGATGCCTTCGGCGTCACCGCCGTGGTCAAGCGCGCCTACGCCAAGCGCGTCGAGGTGGACGTGGCCATGGCCTCCAACCGCGTCGATTACCTCGCCCAGCAGCTCGCCGCCATCCGCGCCACCCCGGTGGTCTGGATCGGCGCATACAGCTATGACGCACTGGTTGTCTACGGCTTCCTGCGCGACTGGGGCGTCACCATCGGCGGCCCCTTCATCTCTGACGCCAGCCTCACCATCGAAGGACTCACATGACGATATCCGCCCTGCCGACGCCACCCTCGCGGCTCGACCCGACCAACTTCAGGGATCGGGCCGACGCCTTCCTGCTGGCGCTGCCCACGTTCCAGACCGAGGCCAACGCCCTCGCCGTAGACGCTGACGCCGATGCCGCATCGGCCGCCGCCAGCCAAAGCGCGGCCGCCGCCAGCCAGAGCGCCGCCCAGGCCAGCGCCGCCTTCTCGGCAGCGACCGCCGGCGTCACGCAATGGATCAGCGGCACGGCCTACGCCGAGGGCGTCGTCGTCTGGAGCCTGGTCAATCACCAGAGCTACCGCTGCACCAGCGCCACCAGCGGCACCACCGACCCGAGCGGCGACGGCGCCCACTGGACGCGCATCGGCGTCGAGGCGGAGTGGGCCGTCAAATCGGCGGCCTATACGGCCCTGGCCGGCGACCGCCTCCTCGCCGATACCTCATCCGCAGCCTGGACCCTCACCCTGCCCGCCAGCGCCGCCCTGGGCGACCAGATCAGCATCGCCGACCACGCCGGCACGTTCGGCGGCGCCAACCTCACCGTCGCCCGAAACGGCCTCAACATCATGGGCCTCGCCGAGGACATGACCGTATCGACCCCCCACGCCGCGTTCACCCTGGTGTACAGCGGCGCCACCTATGGATGGAGACTCAGATGAGCAACCTCAATCAATTCGTCGGCGGCGGCGTGCCGCTAGGCGGCGCGGCCTACTGGCCCAACTATGCCGGACTGGTCGAGCTGAGCGATGCCGGGCGGCAGTTTCTCCGCTACGGCACCCTCAAGGCCTACGCGGCGGAGCACGCCCCCCTGCTGGCCATGAGCAAGGGCTTCGGCTACATCAAGCCGGCGCTCTCGTGTCTGCCGCACAACGCCACGTACTACGGCGCGAGCGTGAGCTACATCAACAGCCGGTATGTGTCGGCGGCGTTTTTCGGCGCGGGCGGATCCTCCATCAAGTCCGCCAGCGCCATCGACGGAACCTGGAGTTCGCTGTCGCTGGCCACCATCACCGACGCGCGCGATATGTGCAAGATCGGCACCAACCTGGTGTTCGCCGGCGACACCGGCATCAACTACACCGGCAACGGCACCAGCCTCACCTATGTGTCCGCCAATGCCGGGGGCGGCGGGGTCTATACCGCCGCAGCTAAACCGGATGGCTCGCTCGGGTTGGTGTGCTTCAACCTGCAAGGTTCTGCGGGCTACATCCACACCTCCACCAACGGCTCGTCGTGGACCTCGCGCACCCCGACCGGCTCCGGCGGCGCGACAACCATCTACTCGGTCGCCTGGTCGCCTTGCGCCGCAGCATTCGTGTTCGTGGGCGCCTCAACGCTGTACACGGCGGCGGACGGCTACACCTACACGCAGCGCAGCACGCCCGCCTTCGCGGTGGGCGGAGATTACCTCGGCGGCTGCCGCTTCATCGCCAGCTCCGCCACCAGCACCGTGGTGTCCACCAACGTCGGCAACCTGCTGCGCACCACCGACGGCACCACCTGGGCCGGGATCGATGCCAGCGGACTGTTCCACGCCATCGCCAGCACCCGATTGTCCATCGCATACATCGCCGGAACGTACTATCTGGTCGGCCTCAATGGCTGGGTGGCCACCTCGATCGATGATGGCCTCACCTGGTCGCGCCACTACGGTCTGCTGTCCGGCAACAACACCAACGGCGTATCCGCGATTTCCCTGATCAACGGCAAAATTCTGGCCCAAGCCACGAGCGGACACATTAATGAATACACCTCGCTGGCAACCCCCGCCTATGTCGGCATGCTGCTGGTCTCGACGGATGTCTCTAATCCTTATATGAGGATCACGTGA